TGGTGTACAACCACATCATGTAGCAATAATTATAGATACTGCAAAAAAAACAGGACTGCATAACTTAGGAGGAGATAGAGTTAGTGAATTATTTGTCTATGGTGGAAGTTACTGGGATAGAGTGACAAAATACAGATGTAGACATCAATTATTAGAATGAGCCAAATTGTTCTTGATATTTTAAATAACTGTTCTATATCTTGTTTAGAGCGCAATGGGCATACTGACATTTTCATAAGTTGTGAGGATGATATATGCCAGAAGATAGAAGAAAATCAAGATGCAGTTTTGTCTTATATTAAAAATAAAGTTAAAAATGTAAACTTAGTAATGTTTAAATCTACTAATAGTTCATACAAAGCCACATTTGAGCTTTGTTCGCTAGAAGATGATTTGAACAAACAAACCATACTTATAATGACTGTTGTGTTAATCTTTCAGTGTTTACAGATATTTACTTCTAGTTTAAAAACATTATTTATTCAAACATATCAAACTATAAAAACAATACTAAAAGCTGCTAAAGACGCTATAAAAGGCATATAGATTACTACATGCCTTTTAATTATTTTTCCAGAAGCATTGCCAAAGAAGTTAATGTTTGTATTGGCAATTCCCGTTTTTTAATAGCGTCCTCAATAATAGTTTTAGTTTTTGGACTTAATACGCCATTTCCTTCAGATTTGCTTCTGTCTGGGAATGGCAGTAAATCAGTGTATTTAATAGATGGATCGTCTTTACCTTTAAATCCATTAAATAGTCCTGCCCAGCCAATAGCATGAACTCTAGCTTGCATATTTAGTTCTTGTTGGCGTAGCTTCTCCATTTGATTAATGCAATTAAAAACTACGTAATCAAGTTGCTCTAAATATGATTCCCAGCTAGTAAATCTGGGATCAGCTATTCTGTAAGACTGAATTCTCCAGTAGAGTCCTTCCCAGTCAATTCTGGGAATTTCCGACTCTCCAGTTGATCCTCCCCCTGTGTTTCAGTTTCTTCTATTTTTTTCCATCTGCTAGATTCATTAAGATAAAAATCGTAAATTTCATCTACCAAAGTCTCATCTAAAGAATAGGTCTTTTCTAAATTCCAACTAGGATAACCAAGTAAAGGAATTTTTCCTCTATGTAAAAATCCAACTGTTCCAGCAGTAATATTTTTAGGTAATGCAGAAACTCTAATTTGTTCTGCATTTTCGCTATAATTATCTTCTACTGTTACAATGAATGAATTTTCGTAACTCTCCCCAAATCTAATTTTAGTGCCTTTTTCTAGTAAAAAATCTGCTGGCAAAGGCTCAATTACTAACTTCTTATCATCTTTATTAGCATCTACAACAACACTAATAATATGTGCAACACGCTCTTTAATAAGCATTGTTGCTACAACAGATTTTAGGTTAAGTTCCATGCTAGATGTATAAGCATTGATATCAGCTAAATCATCAGCATATTCTAATACAACTTCAGTGTTGTCAATGACCTCAACACCATCTTGTTCGGTCATACCACCAGTTAAAAGTTTTGTAGCTTCTTCTAGTGAAATCCCTTTTTGTTGCGCAATTTTTCCAACTAATCGACGAATCTTCAAAGAAGCATGCTGCCTACTTTGTTCTGTTTCGGCTAGTTGTCTTCTTTCCCCAACAGTAATACCGTCTTTCTTGGGAAAGAAAAGCACATCTCCTACTTTTATAAAATTAGTTTTAGGATTGCCAGTGATAAATCCAAGCATTTTACACAATCTCAAATTCTAAAGAATCATACTCATCAATATAACATTCTTTAGTAGCAGTTTTAGCAACTGATTCTGGAACTTTAATTGTATACGAACTAAATTTATCAGAAACATTAATAGTTCCTGATAATCCCCCTTTAAAAATAGCAGCACCACAATACAAGGATTTTCCTTCTCTGGTGCAATTAATTAATACGGCAAGGAGCTGAGTACTGTCTGTTAAAATCTTCATTGTTACTTGATGTGGTGGTGGTCAATAAACCATTAAGGTTATTTTTAAGATAATAACTCAAAAACTAAAAGCAGAAGTCCACTCAAGTAAATCTCCTTGGAATGTTAAGTTAAACGAATATTTCATAACTTCGTTTTGATTAGCTGGGAAAGATATGCCACCAACTTTAGCCACTCCAACAATTCTCTCTCCATTAGGTAAAGTAATTACAGCATAAATATCTCTACCATACAAACTATTAGAAAATATTCCAGCTGGCTTAATTACTGTCTCCAACGCTTTGTCTCCAGCCAACGCAATGCCGCTAACATTGCAGCTGATCGCCCTGCGTATGAAAACGCTATTTACTCCTTTACGAGATGAAGCATTAGTTGTGTCAACAGAAGTTTCTTGAGCTGAAATATCTAAAGTCGTAATACCATTAATTGGGAGTAATCCAGGTACAACGACTGCGCTATCAGTTTGCAGTACCGGATATTGTAAAGGCTCTACCGGAACTAATAGTGGACTTGTTGTTAACACAACATCTTGAGATATTACAACTTGTCTTCGTCTAGACGCTACGCCACTAACAGAAGTTCCCGCAAAAGACAAAGCAATGCCGGCGGGAACAAAGTAAGATCCACCGACGACTTGCAAATAGATTTGAGAAGACCCAATGTTAGCAGTTTGAGCAATTAAAGCTGTCACCTTCGTAACGTCAGTAATAGTGCTTCCCGCACTGTTGATGGGAAGCAGCATTACGTCAAGAGAGCTGTTGCAAAGTGGTTGGGAAAAAGACATATTTAGCTAATAGAATATGGAGGATTCCATTCAAAGGATTTACCCATAAATGTTAGCGTAAAACTGTACTTTTTAACTTCGTTTTGGTTGGCTGGGAAGTTAAACGCAGTTACTTTAGCAGCACCTGCCAATCTTTCACCGTCTGGGAATGTAGCTACAGCATAAATTTCTCTACCAAAAAATTCTCCCTGAAATCCAGCAACTGGTTTAACTACTCTTTCGAGCGCCTCATCTCCAGCCAATGCAATACCAGACACGGAATAGGCACGAGCCACGCGAATCATTGCCATTTCTGTTCCGGATCCAGATTGGAAAGAAGTGGTATCAACTTGAGTTTCTTGATTACTCAAATCTAGTGTTTGAATACCGCTTAATGGAAGTAAACCCTCAATTAATGCAGCCGTGCTATTTGCAGCAATAGTTCTGTCTAGTCCAATTACTTTCAAATCAGTAGCACTAGCGCCATGCGCAATACTTTTATCTTCAGCAGCCATTACTTGAATTCTAGTTCTAACAGTTCCAGCTGGGGCATTTTGCGCAAGTGGTTCTATAAACGATAATCCAGTGCCTTCCTTAATAACTGTTGGAGAAGAACTACTACCTTCATCAGTGGTCAATGCAAGTGTAGCTACACCACCGCTGGTAGGAGGTGCAACTTGAGTAGTACAAGTAAGAACACGTCTTAACGAACTAATGTTTCTATCAGAAGTTCCAGCAGCAAACCCACTTGTAACCAAAGGCAATAGCATTACTTCTAAAGAATAATCTTGTAAAATAACTGGAGCGGTAGCTAAAGGCATAATTTCTCCTTATTTGTTAAAGTAAAATTTGAGACATTTTTTTACCAAGAAAAGTTAAAGTAAAAGAATACTTTTTAACTTCGTTTTGGTTGCCAGGTAGACTTAGATTGGTTATCAAAGCAGCGCCTTCTATCTTTTCTCCATCTGGAAATGTGGCTACAGCATACACTTCATCTCCTACAAATTCAAATGAAGTTGGAGTTAGCCCATTTGCTTTTTTGACTATTTTCTCCAATGCTTCATCCCCAACTAAAGCAATTCCAGATACATTATAAGACCGTGCAGAACGTACAACACTAGCATCTGTTTTAACACCAGATTGAAATGTTGTTGTATCTATTTGAGTATCTTGATTACTTAAATCCATTGCCTGAATACCACAAAGAGGAATAGGACCAGTTAAATAGTTTGTCTGGGATCCAGCTGAAATAGGCAATGTATTTGGACTGCCGTTAAAATAAATTTCAGTAATACCAGGATCTGTTCCATAAAACTGTATTTCCTGTTCATCTAAATCCATTTCTTGTGCAGCAGAAAAAGGGAAAATTCCTGTTACATAAGTATTAGATGATTCTGTAGAAATAGGCAATGTATTTGGCTCACCATCAAAGTAAACTGTAGTCCTGGAATTTCTAGCAATGAAAACTCCATTATATCCAGGTGTTGGAGGAACAAAAGCAGTGAATGTGTTAAACAATCCAGTAGATATAGGCAACGTACCTGGGAGTCCATCAAAGTAAACTGTTCTCTTTATATTATTGCCAGATAGAACAGTATTTTTAATTTCAGACAATGGAGGAACAGTTACACGGAAAGAACTAGATGTTAACCCAGCAGAAATCGGTAAAGTCCGTGGGCTGCCATTAAAATAAATTATTGCTTCTGAGTTTCTGTTAACTATAGCACTACTTTCGAGTGCAGTAAGCCCATTAAAAGTAAGACTAGATTGAGGTACAGTCACTGAAGCATATTCTACTGGCGTTTTTGTAACTTTTATTTTAGATTGCGTAAACGGACTAATTGATTCAACTGTTGGCATTGAATCAATGAAACGCCATGTATCAATAAAGTTGGTAACGTAAGAATTAAAGAGACCTACTGAAATAGGAACTGTACCAGGAACGCCATCAAAATAAACTATTGATGTAGAATTTTGATTGATTACAGCTCCATCATATCCAGGAGATGTGCGGACAAAAGAAGTAAATGTGTTAAACGATCCAGTGGAAATAGGCAATGTACCTGGAACGCCATCAAAGTAAATCGTTGCGGTGTCGCTACCAGATAATAAAATATTTTTAACGTCATTTAATGAAGGTACTGGCACAGAAAAAGGATTGGAAAATACTCCAGGGAAAACAGATACAGTACCAGGGCTGCCATTAAAATAAATTATTGCTTCTGAATCTCTATTAACTACAACACTAGTTTCATCGGCGGTAATATTATTAAAAATAAGACTGGATTGAGGTACAGTTACTGAAGCATATCCTACTGGCGTTTTTGTGACTATTATTTTAGCTTGTGTAAATGGACTGATGCCTTCAACTGTTGGCATTGAATCAATAAAACGCCATGTATCAACAAGATTAGCAGCATAAGTACTAGACAATCCTACTGAAATAGGTACCGTGCCAGGAGCGCCATCAAAATAAGCTATTGATGTAGAATTTTGGTTAATTATAACTCCATTGTACCCAGGAGAAGTAGGGACAAAAGCTGTAAATGTGTTAAATAAACCTACTGAAATAGGCAATGTACCTGGAATGCCATTAAAATAAATCGTTGCGGTGTCGCTACCAGATAATAAAATATTTTTAACGTCATTTAACGAAGGCACTGATACTGGAAAAGGATTGGATGATAATCCAATAGAGATAGGCAAAGTACGTGGATTACCATTAAAATAAATTATTGCTTCTGAGTTTCTATTGACTACAACGCTAGATTCAATTGCACTAATATTATTAAAAACAAGACTAGACTGAAGTATTGTTACAAAATTGTATCCTACTGGCGTTTCTGTAACTGTTATCTTAGCTTGTGTAAACGGACTAATTGATTCAACTGTTGGCATTGAATCAATAAAACGCCATGTATCAATAAAATTGGTAACATAAGAAAACAATGACCCAACAGCAACAGATACTTGATTGGGAGCGCCATCAAAATAAACTATTGATGCAGAATTTTGGTTAATTATAACTCCATTGTACCCAGGAGAAGTAGGGACAAAAGCTGTAAATGTATTGAACAATCCAACAGAAATTAATGAAGTATCTGGGCTACCAGTATAATAAACTGTTGCAGTATCACCACCAGATAAAAAAATGTTTTTAATGCTAGACACATCTGTACTTGGCTGAATACCTGCAAAAGTAAAAGCTGAATCAGGTATAGCTATTGAAGAAGTATCAAAAGGTATTTTTCTTGTCTTTAAAATAACTTGTGTAAATGGACTACTACCTTGAATTGTTGGCATTGAATCAATAAATCGCCAAGTATCAATAAAATTATTTGTACCAACAAAACTAACATACAACTCAGGAGGTACACTTTTACTTGTGCTAATTCCATCAAAAGTAAGTACTGAATCCGGAATTTGCACAAATGGAGCGTTAGATGGCAATCTACTAACTTTTATGCTTGCCTGGGTAAATGGGCTAGTTCCATTGTCAATATCTGAGATAAAGTCTATATAACGCCAAGTATTAATATTGCTTGTATTAATTGAATCTATATAAACATCAACGCCTTCGTCAACCCAAGATAATCGTGCTTCAGCATTAACGTTTGCAGTTGGCTGAACATTTCCAAAAGTAAATGCTGAATCAGGTATTGTTATTGATGAAAAATCAAAAGGTATCTTTCTTGTTTTTACAACAACTTTGGTATATAGAATATTTCC